TACAATGCACGGCAGGCGCAGAGTACGCAGGCGTTTGAGCGGCTTTATAAAAAAATAAGCCGGGCATTGAAGGACGGCGAGCGGGCAGACATCACCATTAAAAGTATATGGGAATGAGTTGGATACAAAAGACCTTGACGGACGAGAGCGGCCGCCCTTCGGCCAACCGGCAGGCGGGCTTCATGGCACTGACCGCAGCGGTGACCTTTGCCCTCATGGGCAGTCCCGACTACGTGATCTATGCGTTCGCCACACTGGCGGGCGGCATCTTCACCGGCACGCAGGTATCGAAGTTTACACATAAAAAGCATTCGGAGGATGAAGTCATTTAAAACGTATTTTATCGGCTTTTTGGCAGGTATCGCCCTGACGGCGGTGAGCTTCTATGCGCTGGTGCCTCGCAGCACGAACACGTTCAGCGGGAAGCACAAGATCAAGGGGGACGGCAGCAGCATGACCTACACCGTACAGCAGGTGGAGAAGCTGGAGCAGCAGTGGAAGAGGGACTGTGAGAAGAAAAACAAAAGAACACGAAACAATAAAAAAGAGTAAACAATAAAAAAGTGTAATGATGAATAGTTTGAGAATGTCGATACGACAGATTTTATTGGGGCTATTGTTGATGATAGCCTTGGGGGTGGTCACTGCCGGTGCAGTACCGCCCGAGATGAACGGTACCGGACAGGAAGTCCGGGCACAGGTGTACGCTGTCACGGATGGGGAGCAGCAGGTGAAGCGGCAAGAGCGGGAGTGCAATAAACACGCACTTCACATCACAGCGCATCTTTATCAACGAAACAGCGCAGAAGTAGTGCCTCCGGAGATGAGCGATACCGGCCCGGATTTTCGGGCACAGGTGTACGCTGTCACGGATGCGGAGCGGCAGGTGAAGCGGCAAGAGCGGGAGTGCAATAAACACGCACTTCACATCACAGCACATCTTTATCAACGAAACAGCGCAGCAGCATGGCAGCGGATCAAAAGGTAGGGCCGGAGGCTCCCTCTACGGAGGAGGAGACTCCGAAGAAAAAGAAGCCTTCGGTAAAAGAAAAGAATGAAGCGGACATTGCGGACTACTTTGAACACAATCCCGAAGTGAAGGAACTGCATTTTATCTTCTGTAAGAACGGAGCTTTGGATGCTGCATTTAGTAAGCGGACGCATGCAGAGGTGCGTTTGAAATCAGTAGAAGACGGCAGAATAGAAACCATTAAAAATCCAAATTGGTGAGACCCGGAGTAAGTATAACGGTAGAAAACGATGCACTCGGCGGCGTGGCCGCCAGTGCTGACGGGTTGTCCGGCTTTGTGCTGTCCGCAGAGGCTGCGAAGCTGACCGAAGGGAAGGCTTATCAGTTGTTCAACATGAAGGACGCAGAAGCGTTAGGCCTCACGGCGAAGGATACCAAGACGGCGCATGCTCATTTTATTTTGAGCCAGTTTTACAAAGCCGCCGGAACGGGTTCCGAGTGCTGGATTGTCACCTACAAGCCGGCGACCAAGACGCTGGATCAGTACGTGAAGGCGGGTGAGTCCGCGGCGGAGACGCTGTTGAACGACGGCAAAGGCATCCGGCTCATGGCCGTCAGCAGGGAGGAGACGGACAAGCCCGTTTATTCCAAGACGAAAGACAGTACGGGCATGCCCGACGATGTGGTGAAGGCGTTGGCAGAGGCACAGTCGCTGGCCGAGGCGTATGCGACGAAGTTCAGACCCGTGCGGGTCATCCTTGACGGCCACCACTGGAACGGCACCGTCGCAGACCTGCCCGACCTGCGCAAAGGCACCAACAACCGCTGTGCGGTATGTATCGCCGGCAGCAAAGAGAGTCATCACGCCGACATCGGGCTGGTCACGGGGACGCTCGCCGCACTGCCCGTGCAGCGCAAGCTGCACCGTGTGAAGAACGGAAGCCTGCCTATCTCCGAAGCCTACTTCACCGATAAGCAAACGGTGGAAAGCAAAGAGGACAGCTGGGATGCCCTCTTTACGAAAGGGTATCTCTTCATTGGAACACATCCCAACGTGAGCGGCTACTTCTTCATTGACGACCCCACCGCTGCGGCCGTCACCGACGACTACCGCTCCCTCAGCCGAGGCCGGGTCATGGACAAGCTGATCGTCATCGCACAGCAGACCTTCATAAGGGAGGTGGGCGATGAGATCGCACTGGCTGCTGACGGCAGCATTGCGCCGGCCGAAGCCAAGCATTTGCAGGGACGCATCGAAAGTGCCATCACGCTGGGCATGATCGCCAACGAGGAACTCTCCGCAGTGGAAGTGTCCATTGACCTGAAGCAGAACGTGCTCTCCACCAACAAGGTGAAGGTAAAGCTGCGAGGGCTGCCGGTGGGTTACAAAGACTTTATTGAAGTATCACTCGGCTTTACGGCGAGGATCACCAACACAACATAACGAGAAGAGCATATGACATTTAACAGCGACGAGTACGCATGGAAAGACATTACCGCCGTGGTCAATGGCCGGCCGCTGCTGGGCATTACCGGTGTCAAGTATGGTGAGAAGATCGATCGGGAGTATCTCTACGGCAAGGGCAACAAGCCTAGAGCTATTCAGGATAAGAACATCTCCTACGAAGGGGAGTTGAAGGTGCGGCAGAGTGAGCTGGAGGCATTGACTGCTTCCAGCCCCAAAAAGAGCATCCTTAACCTGACGCTCGACGTAGTGACCATCGCTTATGCGCCGGAGGACGGGGTCATCACTACCGACCAACTGGTGCATGTGAAGTTTAGCGAGAACATGAAGGAGCTGAACCAAGGCGATGCCGCCATGGAGGTGACACTCCCCATCATGTTTTTGGAGGTAAAATATAACGTATAAAAAAATGAAAGCAACGAAAGAGCAAATAGCGGCGTGGAAGGCGAAGCACGGCAAAGTGTACAAAATGGAAGTAGACGGAAAGGTGTGCTACTTGAAAAAGCCTTCACGACAGGCTACCTCGCTGCACATGTACCATCTTGGGCAGGGCGATCTGATGAAGGCCGATGAGGTGCTGCTACAAAACTGCTGGCTGGACGGCGACGAAGAGATACAGACTGAAGATGACTTGTTTTTATCGGTAAAACCACTACTGGAAAATCTCTACGAGCTAAAAAAAAGCAGTTGGACGATTTTGTAGCGAAAGGCAAAGGAGGGGTACAAGATGATTGGATTGGGTATGCAGACACACTCATGAGATACCATCTGCATTTGGATACGGACACGTTAAGTGACGAAAAGTGGGCACAGACATTTAAACATCTGGTAGAGATCAGAAAACAGGAAATGAAAGGCTAATCCGGAGAAGGCACTTTATTTATACCTTGAGATGGCATTTTCATACCAGTACAAGCAGTACAGCAGGTAGACTGGTAAGGAGAATAAAATCCATACTCCGGGAAAGGCGGCCCAAGACAAGAGATAAAGAACGGTAACGAGTAAAAGACGCATGGCAGGTTATAATTATGATATAACGATTAATGATTATGCGAGCGCAGCATTAGCAAAGATAAGCAACCAGTCGGTTTTGACCGAAAAGAAGGTAAGCCGTACGATGGAGAAGCTGAGAGCGGGCGGACAAAAGGCCGTCCCCAGCATTGACAGTCTCCGGTTCAAACTGCAAAAGCTGACGGCTCAACGCAATCAGGCGTTCACTACGCAGGAGATTCGTCAGTTCAACACGGCCATTCGTCAGACCGAACGCCAGATGCACAAATTGGAGCACCTGCCGCCCCTCTCCATACGGGAGCGGTTCAGGAGCTTAGGCAAGTCAGTGGCCGGTAGTATCCTTCCTGTTGGGGGACTAGCCGCCGGCGTGGCCGGCGTAGGTGCCGCATTAACTTCCGCCATCCGTACCGGTGCCGACTTTACCAAAGAGATGAGCAACGTGAAGGCACTGACGGGTGCCAGCGGCACTGCCTTTGAGACCCTTAATGAGACCGCCCGCCAGTTGGGGGCTTCTACGGCGTTCTCCGCCAGCCAGGCCGCACAGGGCATGGGCTTCCTCGCACAGGCCGGCTTCAAGACCCATGAGATCATCGAGGCCATGCCCGCTACACTTAACCTGGCAGCAGCCGGAGGCATCGAACTGGGACAGGCCGCCGACATCGCCAGCAACGTCCTCTCCGGATTCGGATTAGCAGCCCGCGAAACGGAACGGGTTGCCAACGTGATGGCCAAGACGGCCTCCAGTGCCAACACCAACATCAGCGAGATGGGCGAGTCGATGAAGTTCTTCGCGCCTACCGCCAAGACGCTGGGTATCAACTTAGAAGAATCCAGTGCCGCCATCGGGCTGCTCGGCAATGCCGGACTGAAAGGCTCTATTGCCACACAGGCACTCGGCACCTCGCTGGTGCGGCTCACCAAGCCTACCCAAGAGATGCAGGAAGCCATGAATAAATTAAAAGTAGACTTCTTTGATGCGCAGGGAGAATTTGTGGGGCTGGGTAGTATGGTCGGACAACTGGAGGGTGCCTTTAGGGGGATGACTAAAGAGCAGCAGGCCGCCAATCTCTCGACCTTATTCGGACAGGAAGCCTTTAAAAATGTAGCCGTCCTGCTGGATGCCGGGCAGCAGGGCATCAGGGACTACACCAAAGAACTGGCCAACGCTCGGGGCGAAGCACAGAGGATGGCAGACACTAAACTGGATAACCTGGCAGGGGATTTTACTGAACTCAAAAGTGCGCTGAGCGAGGTGTCCATTAAGATTTTTACCAAATTAGCACCTGCCCTGCGTTCAACCGTTCAGTTCTTTACTCGCATCGCTCAAAGTGGCGGTGCGGTTGCTGCTTTTTTTCAGGAGTACGGCATCCTGGTTGCAGGAGGTGCTGCCGCTCTTGGGGCTTACAATCTCAGTTTAAAAGCAACAGCCATTGGTACTAAGCTATTAACGATCTGGCAAAAGAGGCAAGCGATCGTTTCAACGTTGGCCACTGCGAAGACATGGGCATTGAATGCTGCCATGGCCGCCAATCCCGTTGGCGTAATCGTGGGAGGCTTGGCTGCCCTGTCGGCAGCAGCAGTATGGGCCTTTCAAAAGGTAGGATGGTTCAGGGGGGCCGTGCTGGGAGCATGGGAAGGACTTAAAGCATTCGGTACGATCATTAAAGACATGGTCATCACGAACATCAAGCGGGTGATCAGCGGGCTGGGTGCATTGGGATCGGCTATCGCTCATCTGTTTAAAGGCGAATTCGGAGCAGCTAAAGAGGCAGCGGTCAGCGGTCTTGAAGACCTCGCAGAAGCAGCCGTCAATTTAAGTCCGGCAGGAGGAGTAGTGAACGTCGCTAAGCAGGGGAAGAAAATAGGTGCAGCCATGGCCGCAGGCTACAATAAAGGGTTAGCGGAAATAAAGACGAATAAAGCGAAATCTAAACTATCGGAAAGCACCTCATCTGCTCAACCGGACGGAAATGAAAACCTGGCGAAGGGCTTGGATGTCAAAAACGAGTTCTCCGGCACGCTGGAGACGAACAATGACTCTATCCGAGAGACAACGGAGACCATCGTCACGGGCGGCAGGAAGCAGCAAATCTTCAATATCCGGATAGACAAGGTGCTGGAGAATGTGACACAGGAAGTGACCGACGGCCGGGAGGCTGCTGATGATCTGGTGGAGATGGTCTTAGATCGCTTGGTGCGCAAACTTGGAGGAACGTTTAGATCACTGACCACATGAGCTACGTCGCCACTTCTTTCGACATCCCGCAGCTGCGGTTCAACATCTTCGGATACCGGGGGCTCCCTTTCCCGGGTGATAACCTTGGGAATCTCAAAGAGGGCGGCAACCCGGATGAGCAGTTGGCCGGTAACCTTCCGGTCTTTCGGTCGTTGAAAAAAAACAAACTGGGCCAAGAGATGGTCTGGCCGCTGAGCCTGGCACTGGCGAATGGCAAAAAACTCACGACCAGGGAAGGCATCGAGGTAGACGATGCCGGCTACTGGACACTGCCCTTGGAACCCATCCTCAACATCCGGGGCGGGCAGCGGGTGATCCGCAGGTATCCCAGCCGCAGCACAAGGGGCGGCTCGGTCAAAGAGCGGTGGAGCAGCGACGACTATACCATCAACATCAAAGGTATCTTAATGAACTTCTCCGGCCATGACTATCCGGAAGATCAGGCAGCTACATTGCGGGAACTGCTCGAAGCCACACAGGTAGCCGTCAGAAGTCCCCTGCTCACAGGGGTGTTCGGTATTGAGCGGATCGTCATCAAAGACTTTGACCTCGCTTACGAAACGGGCGAGAACTTTCAGGCTTTCAAAATCAACGCCTGGAGCGACCAACTGTTGGATACGTTATTAGAAGAAGATGTATGACCTCACCCACGATATTGTCATTAATGACCGCTTTCGGGTGAAGCACCTGCTGGGCTGCGAGGTGCGCAAGCGTGCCGGACAACTGGCAGACACCGCCACCCTGCACCTCAGCGGCATGGCCTATAATGCGGCTTTGGAGATTGAAAGTAAAGTGAAGCGGGGGCATCCGGTGACCATCGCCTTTGGCTATGACGGCAAGAACGTGCCGGAGTTCAGCGGCTATGTCCGCTCCGTCGGCACGGGGGAGACCGTCACCCTCGAATGCGAAGATGAGATGTTCAACCTCCGAAAGCCGGTCGGCAATAAGCAGTACGCAGACCTCACGGCGGTGGACTTGATCAAGGCCGTGGTCAGCCAGGTGGGTGTGACGTCGGTAGCAGCGGGTGACGGTGCAGCGGATGTAGCCTTTGCCAAGTTTACGGTCAAAGATGCCACCGCCTTTGAGGTGCTCTCCAAGATCAAGCAGGAGACCGGCCTGCATATCTTCTTTGTGGAAAAAGAACTGCACGTACACCTGAAGTATGAATACGATGCCGGAGCGGTGAGGTATGACTTTAGCCGCAACGTGGAGAAGTCCGACCTGACGTATGTGAAGGAAGAGGAGAAGATTGTGCAGGTCGAGGTGGTGGGCATCCGAAAGGATCATACGAAGGTGACCGTCATGGAGGGTGAGACGGGCGGTGATAAGATCACCGAATACCGTTACCGGGTGACGGAGGAGAAGGCACTGAAGCGCATCGCAAAAGAGGTGCTGAAAGAATACCGCTTCACCGGCTATGAAGGCAGCCTGACGACGTGGCTCCTCCCCAACGTGAGCTGCGGAGCCTCCGCCCGCATCGTCGATGAGTTGTACCCCCACAGGGAAGGTATCTATTATGTTGAAGCCGTCACGACCACGTTCGATGAGCGGGGCGGGCGGCGAAAAGTAGCATTGGGCATTCGATTATTAGAAAAAGAGCAGGGATGACATCAGAAGAACTTTTTGAAAAACGAATACGCCAACTGGTGGCGCAGGAACGGCAGGACGGTGCCATGATCCTCCCCGGCAAGGCGGTGAACGTCACCGACGTTCAATGTAATGTGATGATCATCGCTGCCGAAGGGCTGACACTCACCGAAGTCAGGTACACTGCTACGACCGGCAATGAGGAGGGGTTCCGGCTGGTGCCGGAGGAAGGCGCAAACGTACTGGTAGGCTTCGTCGGCGAAGACCTCAACAGCCCGGTGCTGCTACGGGCCGATAAAATTGCCAAAGTACTGCTGAAGGCCGGCGGCATGGAAATCTGCGTCGATGACAAAGGCAAGCTGAAAGCGGCCAACGGGCAGGCCGACCTGAAAGCCATCCTTAATGACATCATCACGATGGTAAAGACGCTGACTGTCGGTACGAATATGGGGCCGAGTAACGCGCCGCTGCCACCAACGATGAAGAAGGCCGCAACGCTGGAGTCGGACATTCAAAAACTGTTTAAATAATATTATGGCACTGGTTAAAAAGAAGTTAAAAACAAACATCGAGCAGCTGCTCTCCGACATGCGCAAGCGGGAAAAAGTGAGCGACAGTTACTTTGCCGAGCAGCTGGCTGCGATGATTGACGAATATATCAAGTCGGCGACCGTCACCGTGGCGGCAGGTATTCCCGTGGCGACGACAGGATCGCCAGCCGCACAGACCGGAGCAACGACGGCTCCAGGCAAAGCAACGATTTCATGACAGACTTCATCTACGATAGCGCAACAAAGAAGGTCATAATCGGAGAAAGCACACCCGACCATCAGCAGGACATCCTCCTCCTCAAAAAAGGGCGATCACAAGTTCAATCCCACTCGGGGAGTGGGGGTTATCGAAGAAATAGGCAACGAAACGGATGCTCCGGATTTGCGGGGGGCCACCATCAAAAAGGAGTTGGAACGCGACGGCATGAAGGTGGAAAAGATCACGATCAACGAAGAAAAAATAACAGGCTATGCGGGCTATTAAAGTGAAAGCAAATCAAACCCTCATGGACATCGCTTTGCAGGAGTACGGCTCCGTAGAAGGGGTCTATGAACTCGTGCGCCTTAATCACCTGCGGGGCATTACCGACAGTGTGTACGAAGGTGACGAAGTGAAGGCAGGCGCAGCCCTTCGAAGAACGGTGCAGCAATACCTGACTCCCTTCCCTCTCCGGACAGGGAAGGATGCCAGCGCCGAAGGCATCGGTTTCTATGCCCTCGAAACAGATTTTATTATCCGTTAACTCATGGCAAGGACGTTAGAAGAAATACAGCAAAACATACAAAAAGAGGCCAGCCGCTTCCCGGAACTCAGCGACCTGGAAGCCAACCCCAGCACCGTGCAGGTGTGGAAGTACGCCAAGATGGTCATGACCCTCGGCATCCGCACCGTAGAAGCCATCATTGACGTGCATAAGCAGGACGTAGAAGCGAAGCTTAACAGGCAGGCGTTCGGGGGGCTACAGTGGTACAAAGAGAAAGTGCTGGAATATCAGCATGGCGACAGCCTGGTCGTCGCCGCCAATCAGGTGGTTTACCCTGCCATTGATCCGGCTAAGCGCATCATTGCTCAGGTTGCCGTCACAGAATCGCAAACCAACGGATCGCTAGAGATAAAAGTCGCCAAAGACAATAACGGCCTAACGGCACTATCAGCCGACGAACTCGCAGGGCTGCAAACGTATTTGAACCGCATCAAAATAGCAGGTACCTTAGTGACCGCCAACAGCGGTAACGCCGTGCCTGTCAGGTACAACGTAAACGTGGAAGTCGATAAATCGGTACTCAACCGCCGGGCCGAACGAATCGACGGCACCGCCACCACGCCCGTGCGGGAGGCACTCGATGCCTTTCACAAGTCACTTCAGTTCAACGGCATCTTATTCCCGAGCAAGGCGGTCGATGCGGTACAGGACGTGGAAGGCATCATGGATGTGGAACTCGCCGCCTTCTATTTCAACGGCATTTCCTGGCACAAAATCAACCGAAAGCTGATATCGGATTCGGGATATGTTTCATTAGACCAACAGCGCACAGCCATCCATGTACTTAACTGATTACGATACATTCGTGCGGCAGGCCGTGCCCCCGCACTGGAGGGATACCTGGAAGCACCACCTCATCGCCGTGCTGTGTGTGCCGCTGAAAACGCTGTTGGAGGATTTAAGCGAGTATGAAAAAAACACCCGCTTGAAGATCAATGAAAACAGCCAGGTCATGAGCCTGGAAACGAAACTGAATGAAAGGAATGAGTTTGTCAGAAGAGAAATTACCGTAACGGATGGAGATGAAAACGGGCAGATTATCCTACGCATTCCCAACATTCCCTCAGCGGTCAGTAAGTCATTAAGATATCTCAATGCACTGAAAGCGGCAGGAAAAAAATTACAAACGGAATTATATGAATTATGAGCATCAGAACACGAAATTATTTTAAAAATTTATTTAAAAGAGGTTATAAACCTACACAGGAGAACTTTGAAGATCTCTTCGACAGCTACGTGCATCAGAGCGAGCAGAATGACTTATCTTTTGCCAATCAAAATGAGGCTGCAACGGGCACCGCTGACGACAGAGTCATGTCGCCGCTGCGGGTAAAACAGGCCATTGAGGCTTTCGCCAAACTGAGCAAGCTGACAACGCTGGCGAATGAGGTGGATAGAGAAATTAAAACGGCAATAGCAAATCTGGTCGGAGGAGCTGCAAGCGGGTATGACACGCTGAAAGAGCTGCAAAGAGAACTTCAAAATAACGATAGTGAACTGACCCGACTACTCTCCGCAGTGAATAATCGATACACGAAAGGCCAGACAGATGCATTCTTCGAGGGAGAAGACAGCGGTAAGAAGCAGGTGGACTGGGCTCGCATCACCGGTAAGCCGGGACTCTTTCCGACAAGTGGGATAACCCATGACCATGATGACCGATATTACACGGAATCCCAAATTAATCTTTTTCTAAATAGAAAAGCGGACAGAACGCATTCACATACCCCCGCTCAAGTAGGACTCGGTAATCTGCCCAATAATTAA